CTAACCGGGGAACTGGCGGTTCCCTGTACCCACAATCCGCCTTAGTGGGGGCCAATTCCCCGCCCGCGGCCTCGCGGTGTAGGGTCTGCCCCGGCCGGGCAGTGTTGAGGGTCGGGTCCCGCGCAAGGCAACCTTGGTGAATCCCGCCAGGTCCGAGAGGAAGCAACGGTAGCTGAGTAGTTGTCTGTGCCGCGGAAAACCTGACCTGAGCCAGCCATCAGGGTAACGCTTGGCCGATGTTGTCAGAGGTGGGGTGCACGGCGGAGACAATTTTTCTGCAGGCTATGTAACCCTCTATGCCAATGCCTGCGATAGTGGTAAATCACTCGGCAATCAGTAATGGTTGTGAGGTGCATCTGGTAGCATGCACAAAACCCCCTTGAGGGTAAATATGCTGGGCAACATGTACAGCCATTGTAATCCATTTTTTATAAATCATTGTTTTATGGATAGCTACTGGTACATGACCCGGTGGGTCCAACTTCCACGAGAAGGGCTCATGGCACTCTCTGAGGACTGAGGGTAATTTTGGGAACGTAATGCCCCCCAATCTTATTAATTACCTACGCAAACAATGAGTACAAATCACTCTAATCGCGATCCCCGCTCTGCCCGGGCTAGGCGCAGAAATGTAAATATTAAGAAAGACAACAGAAGTGCACAACCAGCACCTGTTGTTCCTAATCCCTCCGGGATTGATGTCAGCTATGTGCTGACAGCGAGTGAACAGACAACTTTACAGGCTCTGTTCCCGCACAAGACTTTTAACTTTAAAAACAAAATTAAAAGCAACCTTCATCCCATCTATTCAACGGTGGTTACTGTTACTGCTAGAAAGGTTAGAAATATAGTAGGTTTCAACCATAATCTAGCTCTTAGTCGACGTTCTAGAGCTCATATTGCTTTATTGACTCATCCTGGTGATGTTGTCTGGAAGCAAATAGCTGCTACTACAATGACTAGTAAGCACAAAAGGTTTTATACTAACCCATTTATTCCTCAAAGGACATTAGGTGAAAAGGAATTAGTTCTCTTCTTGCCTGGTGAATTGGAACAGTTAGGTTCCAATGGGCTAGACCAAATGTTTCAATATTATTCTACTGTTCAAGCACTCATTTTTGAACCTAAGTTTGGAAGCAATTCCTACTTTGGGGGCGAAATTGAAATTGAACGGGGTGTAAATTCCACGATTGTTAAGCTTAGTGGATACCCTGATGTTGTTAATTACAATCAATGGTACTTTGGAAATGAAACTTACACATATACTAAAGAGTTAGTGTGTAATGGTCTGTTTTTGTATACCTTTTATGTTAAACAGCATGTAAACAATATTACCACTATACAGACTGTCCCGCCTAAACAATTGGACAGTATGTCTTTAGTGATTAAGTCTGCTGTTACGTTAGATAGTACTGGGAAATTTTTCACTTACACTCGAAGTGGAGTTGATTTAAGGGTGCCGCTTGATGCCTTGTTGTCTGGGCTCAAGCTATTTTCAGGAAGACAACTTACGGATAAGTTGTTCCATACATTACATTCTCATTTTGTACGGAACATTACCAGTCCTGGTTCTGAGCTATCCCTGCTGGAACAATTAAATGCAAGTGGTGAAGCTAGTTTATGGGTAAACTATTTGATACTTCATCATGATGAACGAGGTGTACAAGATCGGTTAACTAATTACAATTCTAAATTTTTGGATGTTGTTAATTTAAGAACTGTATCCTTGAACCCGATGAGTTATATCGAGGGTCATTTAAAACGGATACGTAGAATAGTGTCGTTATTCCGATTTTATTTCATCTTGTTATGTATTCTCGACCTATGTTCGTGGCTATTTTTAGACATCAGCTTGGAGACAATTGTAATACGACCTTTAATGGTACTGTTACAATTGCCTGCTGTATGCTGGGTTATTTATAAAGTAGCATTGTCACGACTTAGGTTCAAGAAGTTGATCATTATTGCATTAATTGTTTCAATGATGGTTGGGCCCGAGCCAGTACTGGCTATCTTTAGCACTCTTATTTTTGGCAATATGAGCAGTTTGATACCACCTGTAAGTTGTGGTATTGGTGTGACAATGTTCATACCGACTATGTTACTGTTGTTGATCACAATGCTTTGTGTTTATGTTAGTTCTGTCAAAAAACACATAAATTGGAAGCATTTTAGAGAACATGTGATTAACTATAGACAAACTATCCATATTAATTGTACCATACCCAGAGGTGCAACCCTCCCTGACTTCGAATCATTAATTGATGTTAGTGTTTATCCTATGAATCCTCGTGCTTGGTTAGCTATTAAAGAAGCTATACCTCGACTAGAAGCACGTGATGCCGTTACTCCAATAGGTGTTATATTTGCTTGTAAAGCACCCATTGTTCATTCCACCAGTCAACACAACTTAATTTGTGCGCTCAAGACTAGAGCTTTGTGTTATGTTGAGCCTGGATCAGCTAAGGCATGGAATATACTGGACGCAGTACTTAGGGACAGAACCATCCCGATAGTGGACAGTGGTGGGTATCCAGACTATGCTGGACCCTTGGTGATCTATTGTGGTAGTAACTTTAAAGCACATGGAATCGTTGAGTGGAAAGAATACGTTATACGTTTTAAACCCACTAAACGAGATAGGCTAAATTTAGAACGTGAAAAGTTTTTACTTGAAGGTGTGAAATATAGAGATTTTGAATATGAGACATTTATTAAGCGTGAGAAAATAATGTCATTATCTCATAGTACTTTCGTACCAATAAGACCACGTGTTATACAAGGTTGTGCTAATATAACTAAGGTTATAGCAGGACCGTGGTTTTTGAATTACTCTTATGCTTTGAAAGCAGCCTGGAACCCCACTAATGAAGTTTGGTATTGCTCAGGACATACATCTGATATGTATGATGCTTGGGTTAATGATGCCATTTTACATTGTGGTGGAGTGAATAATATATTATGTTTTGGATCTGATTTTTCAAAATATGATGTTACACAAGGTCCAGAATGCATTAAAAGAGAGTATGATTGGTATAAGAAATTAGGTTTCTTGAAATTACCATGGGGTAAACGAATTCTTGGTTTGAAGAAGAAGTATATAGGTCGTGGACTTGGTATACTATATCAGATGATTGCTACACGTAAATCTGGTGAGAATGATACTTCTTCTGGCAATTCCAAGACGACGGCTGATGTTATACGATCTTATCTGTACATCTTGGGTGTTAAATTTAAGATGGCAGTCTTAGGGGATGATAATTTTACTATTTTAGATATGCGAACTTTGCATAAAACTACACAACAATTATCTGATGGACTTCGGTTGTGGGCAACCAATCTGGGATTCTCGTTGAAGATTCAAATGAGCCGGTTGGTGCACCAAGTAGAATTCTTGTCCTCTAGGTTTTATCCTATAAATGGTGTGTACCATTTAGGTAAGAAAGCAGGTCGTGTGCTTACCAAAATCGGCTGGATGTTACAAAAACAAGGCCGTGATTTTGATGAAAATGTCAAATATATGAAGGGGACTCTTATATCCCTTTTGCCTGTGGCCAATCATGTACCATTTCTTAGAGTCTACATACAAGAATTCTTGAATGTTCTGTCTGGTGTTGAAACCAAGATAGACATGGATGAGTATGTTTATAAAGATTATCTAAATGGGAAATGTTTTGAGCCAGCTCTAGACACATTTAATGCTTTTTATGAAGTATATGGCCTCAGTGAGGAGGAGGAAGACGTTTTTAGAAAGGAGTTAAAAGTTTGCTTTAACCATTATCCATATTTGCTCGATAGTGAGTATGTGGATCAAATGGCTAAAGTTGATGATGAAATGTAATTTCATCTGAGGCGGTGGGGTACAGTTTATACATCGTTCTCCGTAATGACGAGAATCGGACTAAACCAGTGACCAGCTTGGTATAATATACCTCTCAAGCAACTGGAGGGTTTGATTTTCTGACATGGAGGACATAAACTTGACCCCACCTCTTCAATGGTTATCCCACTTAGTTTGGTCGCCGGACGCGGCATTGTGAAAATTTCAATCAATTAATATAACACAACGAAATTTACAGTGGAGTTTAACCATGTCAAATAAACAAAGACCAAACAAAAAATCGCAAAGTAGGCGTAACAGGAAGACTGTCGTGACTAAAACAGTACGACAACCTGTATCCAAGGGTAAGCAAATTGTTAATAAGGGTGCTCTTAAGAACATCCGTATTAGGCATACTGAGTATCTCAAGGATTTGTATTATATCGCCGTAGATGGTAATATAATTATACCAATTAATCCAGGTTTAGCTGCAGTTTTTCCTTGGTTAAGTGGCATTGCAGAGAGATTTGAAACGTATAGGTTTAATGCCTTAACTTTCAAGTATATCACTGCCGTGTCCACAACCACGGATGGTGCAATTAGCTTGGTACCGGATTATGATGCTGCTGATGATAACACCTTAGTTTCAAAAGTTAAGTTGTTTTCATATGAAGATGCAGCTCGTGGACCGATATGGCAAAACTTGAATATGAATTGCTCAAAGTCAAACCTAACGAAGTACAAGGAACGGTTTATTAGAAACAATACCTTGTCCGATAATTTAGATATCAAGACATATGATGTTGGTAACTTAATTATTGTATTGACTGGTGTAGAAGCCAATAAATTCTTAGGTGAGCTTTGGGTGGAGTATGATATAACCCTAATGACTCCGCAAATGGAGGAACCGGAAACACCAATGTTGTTTTATGCCGCAAACTTTACTGAATCTGGAGTTACTAAGCCATTCAAACAGTTTGGGGACAATGATACAATCACTACTACTCTCGGTTCTTTAAAAGATACGTTCTTTAAAGAAGGGATTAATACAATTGGTGCAAAGAAGGCCGGTCACTATTTGGTGGATCTTGTAACAGCTGTCATTACAGATACTGGGGTTGATAACCCAGCAATGGCGTTTATGACTTGGGCATCTCAATTCATCAATGTTACTTTGCTAAGTGCTGCTGTCGAGGAAACAGCATCCCAGTATTTTACTGGGTCCCAGAGGTGGATAGTTCAGAATGATACTAAACCACAGTCCTGGGGTACGACAGATGGTGCCAATGTTAACTGGGGCGGCTGGACTAGCGGTTTCTCAGTTTCACCACTTGACGCTGTTTTACAATTTGCCATTACCGAGATATCTCCAGAGCTTGCCAAGATTATGACACAACAGGTGTTGATGCCAGAGTCTTATCCAGACAAGTTTCCTAAAGAGATTCGTGCTGGCGACAATATCAATAGGTTGGTGTACAATTATGAGAAGTACAACAAACTAATGAAACCTTCCTATTCACAAAGGATATAAGATCTTGAGCCG